CGAGGAGAATCGGCGTTCCCAGAGACGCACTCAGGAAAGAGCATGCATCCCTGATTTCCCCCACGTATACAACGCGGTCGGTCGTCAAGTCAAATCCCTTGCAGTGAGTGTAGAGGCTCATCTTGTATTGTACTGATACAGTGGGCGACATCTTTATTTACTTAAACTTAAATCCACCACCACCCATCTTCTTCGAGGCGGCGCCACTCATGTTCGTGGTGGCCTTTTGACCAGCCGGGGAGAGGGCGAATGCGAGGATAGCGAGGCACACGACACAGAGGACGATACCACTGATGGCGTAGATACCCGTGAAGGAACCGACGATTCCGGAGATCCCCTCACCGATGGAATCAATGATCGACGCGAAACCCGTGTTCTCTTGCTTGACGGACGCCTCCGCCTTGGCCGACAATTCGTTGACGATCTTCGTCTCGGAAATCTTCTCGGCCAGTTGGTCCGTCACCGCCGACGCGGACAAAACCGCCACGATATCCTGGGACAAGTCGAGGCCACCCTTCCCCTCTGGGCACACGAAATTGCCCCCGATGATCAACTCCTCTTGGTTGATGTTCACCTGTTCGGCGAACAATTCCGTTAAATTCTCCGTCGTAATGTTTGTCTCTACGATGTTACGAACGGTCGTGTTGATGGTTTGTTCGATGTTTTGATTTGATTTACCAATGACGTCCGAGAGTGAGCCCAACTCGGTGAGCATCTCCATGTTCGCGGCCGCGGATTGTTCCATACTGTTGGCGATGTCGTGCTTCATGTTTACGATTTCTTTGACGGTCGCATCCACTGTCGATACATTCTTTGCGTCAATTTTCTGTGCGGTCTTGATCTTACAACCGACGACACTCCCCCTGATGACAATCTTCAATTTGTTAATGTTCGTCTGAGAAGAACCAACCTTCACAGTGTTCTTTGTGATTTGGTTAGTGATGGTCTGGTTCAGCGCATCCATGTTAAAAAACTGCTTCACGGTCTGGGACTTGCTTCCTCCCATGGTCGTTTGATATAATCACACAAAAAAATATCTGTGCGAACCATATATGAAGATTACCAGAAGAAGCCTCTTGCTCCTCGCCGTTGTCGCCGTCGTCACCTTTTTGTTGGTGCGTCGTCAAAAAAGAGAGTTCGCTGGCAACAAATTGAAGGTTCTCAGGTTCGTGAATGAAAACCCGGCAGCCGATGGCTTCGCGGTCATAGCTGAGTTGGAAGCCGAAGGGTTCTCGGTGGAACCACCCCAAATGGAAAAGATCCTCGAACTCGCGAAGCAACCGAAGAAGAAGGCCCTCGCCGATTTTATTTTAGCAATGTAATAGTAGATGGGAGACGAGGAAGATTATCAGTGTAAAACTAGACCCAAAACGATTGACCACTTGAGAGTCTGTGAAAAAATCGCACCCGAATTCATCAAGGCCCCCACGCTAAAGATTTTCCACAGATGGCTCGAGACCTCACGAGATGAACTGGGAGAGGATGTCGCGAAGCAACTTTTCTTAATCATACACCAGAGAGTTTACAATCAGCACGCGAAGGCATACTGCACCGATCCTCAGTTGAAAGTCAAACGCATTAACGATGTGATCGATTCCAAAAATAGACTCAAGTGCTCCATGTTCGACAAGGACGGCGCGACGATGAAAGCCTATTGTGGGGAGAAGGGCAAACACAGAATCAACGCGAGAAAGACCGTCGAACCGACGTGCACACAAAGTGCCCTGGGGAAGGCGATCTTCGATAAAATCGCCATTAAGTACTGTAAGGATTACCCCAAGGAGGTGTGGTGCAGTTGTTACAATATGCAAACCGGGGTGTGTGACCTGGACAAGTCGGCGGCGGGGTGCAGCATGGCCAAGTTAGACCCAGCGCTCGCGGACGAGGCGGCCATCGGCAAGGCTGGATACGACACCCTCACGAAATTGGCCCAGTGCCGTTTCGGGACATGCGACGAGGAGGTGCTCAAAGTCAAAGATCCGCAGTGCCCGGCGAAGATGAACATCTGCGGAAGGCAGTGGCCGGTCGCGTCGACGAGAAACAATGAAATCATTCGTCACTGCGTGATTGGAAGCGACGAGGAGGAAGACATCGAGAGTTGGGGGAAGGCGCAAGATTTCAAAGACACGCAAAAGATCGTCGACGCCCTCAAGCCGAAGAAGGATAAAAAAGCAATTGCGCGCAAACAAAAGGACATAAAATACATGGGTGTTTCGGTTTTGAGTTTAGTGTGTTGTCTCATGATGATTGCGGTGGGGATGGCTCGACGTAGTTAAAGACTTTCTTTGCAATTTTTATTAATATGTGGTGCTGGCATTGCTGCCACGAAATCGAGGGCGAATCCCTCGAGATGCCTCATAAATACGACGAGAAGAGGAGAAAGTTCTACACGTCGGGCCACTTTTGCTCTTGGAGTTGTATGAAGACCTGGGCCATAGACAGGCACGGAATCACCCGCGGCGGGATCATCGTCTCCAACATCGTGTGCATGCGCAAACAGTTATTCGGGCAGATCGGTCCCATACCCTGCGCCCCGAACAGATACAAACTCAAAGAATTCGGTGGAGAACTTACCATTGAAGAGTTTAGACAAGACAGCCTCCGAGACAGTGGCACCAAGAGACACATCGATAAGGAAGACGTTCGTTCGGTGCTCGTCGCGCCTCAGCGCACGGAGTCACCGCCTGCGGTGGTATCCAAAGACGGCGGGGACACGTTGAAACTCAAGAGAAACAAACCTTTAGTGCGCTCTCACACGAGTTTAGAATCGGCGTTGGGATTAGTGATTAAACCGAGGCAGTTATCACAGGAATTACCCGTGAAAACAAATTGACAGTGGTCGCATTCATTGAGGACGATGACGTCCCGCTTCTCTCTCTTCTTTGCAAGTCTCTCGACGGTGTACAAACCGTATTTGACGATTTCTTCCAAAGAAGGGAACATTTTGATTTGGATTTATTATTTAGCGATCGTTAACTTTATTTACTTCTTACAACACTTGAAGCACGAAAGGCACGCCGCCTTCGCCTTCAACATGGCCGCGAAGGAATCGACCATCGCCGGAACCATGCGCTTGAGTGTTCTTTCGAACTCGGTGTCTTCCTCGCCTTGCTCGATCTCGGAGATCAAGTGGTTGAGGACACCGACGACGAGGCGCTTCTTCTCTTGGCCGGTGAGGTTCTTCATCTTCGCCGCGAGCATCATCATTTCGGAGACGATCGGGGGCACGTCCTCCTTGGTCAAGCCATCGGCGACGTAGTCACGCTTGATGCGCTCGACCGTGGCCACGAGACCCTTCGCGTCGATCTTTCCAGAGAATCTTTCCAAGAGGGCTTCCATTTTATTATAACTAGTACTAATATAATAAAATGAACGTGGATAATGTCATCGTCGGGACCGCACTCACCCTGGGAGCGGTGCAAATGTTTGACTCCCTGAGACGCTCGGACACGATGACCGAGGAGAGCGTGCGCAACCTCCTCTTGGGTGCCGCCGCCTCCTTCTTGTGGCTCACCCATCAAGTGCGAAAGGGGGCGAACTTTTCCGCCCTGTACAGCGGTCTAGCGCTCGTGCTTCAACTGTATTTGTTAAGCACAGTGCTCCACCGCGACGCACCACTCCGTCGTGCGGATGAAGCATGAGGTGCACCATCAACCGAAGGAGCGACATTTTTTCCTCGAACGTCAATCTCTTCTTCGCACATCTCTGTAAAAGGTGGGCGAAGAGCAGACACATCAAGTGAATCGCATCCACGACGCTCATACCGCTACATTAACCTTTGCTTTTTTTGAAAACATAAACAATCCACCGAGGAGGACGAAGATGAACATCGCCAAGGTGAGACCGGCGAAATTCTTCGCGCTCTTCTTCGCGTTGTCGCACTTGCGGGTAAAGTGCACGGTCATCGCGGAGCCGACGAGACCCATGATGCCGTAGAAGGTCATCCAGAAGGCGAGATCCTTGCTAAACGATTTCATCGCCAAGAGGGTGAACGGGATCGTCAGCGCCATCGTCAAAGTGTGCGCCAAGAAATGCTTGGTGTTGGTCAGGGATTTCGAAGATTGCACGGCGCTGCAGTTGTTGTAGGTTTGGATCCCCATCGAGGACACGGCGATGTAAAAGATACCCAAGACGAGGAGCACCATGATTTGACCCATGGACATCTCCAACTGTACCTTTCCTGTGGCCAAACGTTTTGCGTTCTGATAAAGCGCGGCGGTGGTCACACCCGATGTGGACATTGTTATAATTGTTAAAGAAAATAATTCAATCTTACCCAGTATGAGATTGCGCCACGAGAAAGATTTGGGATGGGGGAACGTCGTGATTCAAGTGAGCGATTTGCTCCACCACTCGGGGGGCACTGGAAAACTCTCCGAACCCGTCACGTGCGTGGACCTCCCGGTGTCCACGGACCCGAACGAGGAGGAATACACCGGTAAAATTTACATCAACCCCTTCACCTTTAACAACGTCCACCCGCTGATGCGAAAGTTCGTCAAGCCCACCCCAGAGATCCAAGCCCTCGTGGACGCCAACGCCCACGGGTGCAAAGTGGGTGTGCACATACGCAGAGGGAGGTACTCCAAAGATTCCTACGACGTCGGGTTCGGTGAGGCCGCGTGGCACTGCGACGACCACGCCCTGGCGAGGTTCGAGGAGGTCATCCGCGACGCCCAAGAACCAATCTTTTTGGCGACCGATTCCATCGATTTAAAAAAGGAACTCATGGAAAAATATCCGGGGAAGATTAAATCCTATGACGTCCAGAAAGTAATTTTATCGTGTCCCGAGTACAAACACGAAGATTGGACCGACGTCTACGTGGACTGGTTCCTCCTGAGCCAGTGCGAGGAGGTTTACATCACAGCGGGTAAGGATTTCAAAGGGTTCTCCACGTTCGGGTACACCGCCGGTGTCTACGGGGCGGCCAAAAACATTCACTTTGTCACAAACAAATAAAGGATTGTAATGCATAAAATCATAAAGGATGGCTCTCATCAGTTCAAAAACGTTCGCCGACGCCTGCGACTTTGTCATCTGTCACGCCTACGGTGACCTCGGAAACATTCGCAAACCCGAGAAAACACCGAAGCGAATCTTCATCGCGGGGGAATGGAGCGTGTTCGAGCGGGCCCTCCCCCTCCTCACGTCTTTCGACGACAAGTATGAGTTGGTCTATCACTACAGCGACCCTTCGTTCGACCGGTTCAAATTCGAGGTGATTCGACCCTACGTGACCTGCATTTACGCCCAAAACTGCGAGTTCGACCACCCACTGGTGAAGAAACTCCCCCTCGGATTTCCCGATGGGAAGGTCCCGCAGCGGTTGAGTTGCCCCAAAGACATCCTGTGCTACGTCAACCTGGGTCTCTACAACGAGGACGAGTTGAAATTCGCCATGTGTCGACGCATCCGGCAGAGGGTGTATGACTATTTCAGGGACAAACCGTGGGCCGTCGTCGACGAGACCCCGATCCCGTTCGAGGAGTTTAGTGAAAAGTTGAACCGGGCGCAATACGTCGTGTGCCCCATGGGATTCGGCTTGGACACAATGCGCTTCTACGAGAGCGCGTGGGTGGGCGCGACGCCCATCGTCACCCACAGTGGCATCGAGAGGGACGTGCACCGAAAGTTTCACCCACTCGTGGTGGACTCCTTCGAAGACGTCACCGAGGACATACTCAGAGGACACGAGAGACAAGTCGCGGGGGACGAGGCGTTCAAAGTAGATTTTTGGTTGTAATTGCTACAGTCGTCGGTAAAAATGCTACAACATAAATTGCAATTGTAATTGTTATTAAAATTTGAATTTAAATTTCTCATGCGTTGGTCGGCACTCTGCGACGCACCCATGATGCGCACGACGCCACGCGCGACGCGTGCCTCCATCAGTGACCGCGAACGAAGGAAACTAAACAAACGACTGAACGTTGACAAGAGCAAGAGATTTGCGAAGCGCGTGAAATATGAAGGCACGCGACGGTGCTCTAACGAGAGTGCTGTGACACGTAACAAGATCTTGTTGGAGATCCTTCAACAAGAAAACGTTCGTGGTCCAGCGCTCATCATAGACCATGTCGATTGCCAGACCGCCACCTCGATTCGTGAGCACACATCTGATGTGGTCTTCACACAACGCGATGGTGAAGTGGCATGTCAGATGGAGAAGCATCTAACAAAACACTGGATCGGTTTTGGAAACACTCGCGTCGTGCACGCGCACGCACACGAGATGACACGGCCAGCGTTTCAAGTAAAGATTGATTGCTTGGACACGATGCAGTCATGTGCGGAATTGAACCGACGAAATCCAATCATGATTTTCATGGAGAGATTAAATCAGGGATGGTACGACGAAAATGCGATTGTTATGATAGTCGCCTTTGGTGGAAGAAAAAAAGGAAATTCATTCGACGATAATTACTCATGTGCGACTGAATGTCTCAAGGGTTTAGGTTTGCATGTAGATGTCATAAAAACGTTTCGCCAAAATTCTGGTAAGACTTTTGTGTGGTATCTACGTGTCAATTCTAGACCTCCGGAGACTGAAGAAGACATGACGTCGTCGGTGGATTCGGGGTATGAGAGTCCATCAATCGAAGGGGACGTAGACAGTGCATGTCAAACGGTCATTGAAAATTATGCATGGAGCAGACCAACATCTTGGTGCCCAAAAACGTATCCGCACCTCACGCACCTCATGGCAAAGATGACGTGTCCCGCATGATTTTGATGCCTTGTTCTAGAGTTATCTCGGGTTTCCAATATTTAAGAATGAAATCGTCCGGTTCGTTTCGAATCGTCTGCGTCGCGTCCTTCTTCCCCTCCTTCGCGAACACCTGTCCCGGGGCGATCATCTCGGCGACGTCTTTGATCTTCGTCCACACGTGATTGGTGACGTCCACGGAAGTGCGCCCGGTAGCCAATATCTCGTCGTAATTGTTCATGATGGCCTCCAAGCACTTGCTGCAGTCGGTCGTGTACAGGAACTGGCGCTCCTCCTCGCCGTCGGTGAGCATGTGGATGCGTCCCTCTGTCTTCGCTTGGTGAATGAAATCCGGGATGACGTGGGACTTTTCACCCACGGGTTCGTTCCCGTAGACGTTCCAGAAGCGCATGGAGAGCCCACCGGTGTTTTGGGTGTAGTGCTCGCCCAAACACTTGAGGACACCGTAGGCGTTGTCCATCATGTTTTGCATCTGCGACGAGGCGAAGACGAATTTCTTCCCGGCGAGGAGGGAGAAGGTGTTGGCCATGATGGCGCAATTGCGGTTCATGAAATCGATCGTCATGTCTTGGAGATACTTGGACCCACCCACGTCGTAGGCGAGGAACCACACGAAATCGCTCGCATCGATCGCCTTTTTGAGGTGAAACGTATTCGTCGGGTTGCTCAGATCGTGCTTCGGGGAGAGTTCGATGTCCCAGTCGGTGACGTCGTGACCGACCGAGCGCAGGTGCGTGCTGAGGGCGCTGCCCACGACACCGGAAGATCCAAGAACGAGAACTTTCATTTATTTATTACATCAAAAGTGATCATCAACTTTAATTACATCCAGCATCATAAAATTCTTTTTGACCGTTTTGTCGAGTGACGGATTTGATGTGCCACAAAGCCAACTCTGGGTCCGCACTCAGGAGTTGCGGGGGTACGGTGCCACCCGTGAGTTTTTCGTGGACGCCCCCACTCCACTCGATCCCGGCGTTGTTTTTGTAGTATCTCCCTTGGTAATCGGGCCAGTTGATGAACCCCGTGTTCGTCGTGCGAAACTGGTGCTTCTCGAGGAAACGCTGGGTGTACCCGGGGCAGATGTTGATTCGAGGGATGTACAAAATGTCACCCGTGAATTGTCGAATGTTTTTCATCAAAGCCTCTTGGGGGATCTCGTCCGCGTCCAAGACGAAAATGTAGTCCCCCTTGCATAGACTCGCGTGGTGATTTCTGTGTTCGGCAAAATTTCCATCAAACTCCTTCTCGTGCACGGTGATCACGCGCTTGAATCGCTCCAAAACGTGGCGCACGGCGTCCGTGCATTTCTTCGCGTCCACGAGAATGTTTATGTCGTCTTGAGGTGCCTTGGTCTCGACGAGAAATGTGAGGAGGTCACTCAACTCTCTGTGCTCGCTGCACACGCATATGGCGTAGGTGATGGAGGACATTAATTAAAAAGGTGGATAGTATTTTTAAGTAATGGCATCAATTCCAAAAGTGATCCATAAAATAATCATCACCGAAGATGGGAAAATACCACCCTTCCCGGAGGGTTTGAAGCGGGCCGTCGAGACGTGGTATAGAATGAACCCCGAGTACAAAATCAAATTTTACTCCGGAGAGGAGTGCGAGCGGTACATCCGAGAACACTACGACGAGCGAACGCTCGCGGCGTATAAGAAAATCAAACCCTACGCCTTCAAGTGTGATTTCGTGCGACAACTCATCCTCCTCAAGGAGGGTGGGTGGTACTCCGACCTTCGCCAGGTGTGTTTGCAATCCCTCGACACCCTCGTGAAGCAAACGGCCGGGTCCACCTATTACATCACCAGAGATTGCCCTCCGAACGAGTTGTGCATGTATAACGCCCTCATCGGCGCCGCCCCGGACCACCCCATCACCAAGAAATACGTCGACACGATAGTGTTTAACGTCGAACACGACCACTACGGCCTCGACTGCCTCTACGCCACCGGTCCGGGGGTGTTCATGCAAGCCTCGATCGATTACCTCCGCGCGCACCCGGACAAGTGCTTCATCGGGATGCACACCAAGGATGAACACGTCGAATTCGGGGGTGTGCGTTTCGTCAAGTGCAAGTACAACGACGCGAGAGGGGCGGACAACTCTGATTTACCCGGGACGAACGATTACGGGGACATGTGGAGAAGGAGGGACATTTACCATTAATTAATCTTACAAGATATGGTGACTCTCGGACCTAAGGTGTGGGGCGTGTGGTACACCCCACTCGGGATGTATAACGAATCTCCGGGTTCTATCACACAAAACGAACCGTCGTCGAATTTATACATCATCTTGCCGATGGCTTGGATGAGCAACACGTTTTCTTTGTCGCTGTGACGACCGTAGGTGTCCGCATCAACTTTGGTGCTCACGAAAGTATAAATGTTATCGATCGGCATACCGGACGCGCGTATCTCGTCGAACGCGGGTTTCATCGTTCCTGGAAGGTACATTGAATCTTCACACTTGATCAGATCCGTCGTCGCGATCTCCACCGTGTCGTACGGACCCGATTCGTCGTGTATGAATTTCGCCACGACGTCAGACTCTTTGATGTGTTTCACGCGTTGGAAATGCCCGGGGCGGTACACGACTCCTAGATTCATGTTATGAAATGTTGTGAAAATAATTATTACTCGAAAATGCGACGCGCGAAAAAAGTCGATCCACCGCACGTCCTCCTCCACCGGCTCGCTCGCATGCGGTGCACGCTGCGACGGTGCGGTCAGCGCTTAAGACCACAGATTCAAGACGCGGTCTTGTGTGGCATCTACCCGTTCGACGAAGGGACCGATGAGCACCGCCTCTTCGACGAATTGTACGATAGGATCTTGTCCGGCAGAATAAGATCCAAGTTTGAATTGCACTGCCTGGATCGCGCCTTCGACGCCCTGTCCACGCGCAAGTGCCTCGACTTACTGTTGTTGTAATCTCACCCACTCCGCGTCTTCTCTGTAAATCCGCGCCAAGTCGTTCCGGTGCACCTGCGCGAGCAAGTTCAAGCGGTTCGCGAGCCTCGGGTAACCGTCGCGAAGCGCCCGCCTGAGAGCCATGCGTCTCGCCCTCTGTGTTTTTTGGCGCACGAATTTGTACCCGTAGTTGATGAGTCGTTGACCCGTGGGTCGGTTTCTTGGAATTCGAGGCGACGCCCCACCCCGGCGACGGCGCCGCGTGCGAGGGATGGTGAGCGCCGTGTACGAACCGTTTGAATTTTTTTTGTACAGACGACCGTTCGGACCCACGAAGACGTTGATTCGGGTGTAATCTGGATCGGCGCGGCGCGTGCGTGGAGCCATCGTTGCTTCTTGTTAGATGACAAGAGTTTTTTCGTGGCCGACCCTGATCTTGGTGTTCACCCAAACGGGATACCCCGCGGCTTTGAGGTTACGACAAAACGCGACGTCCTCGGAACAAATGTCTCTGATGATCGTGCCATCGTCCCTGGTGATTTCCTGTACGGGGGAGTGGAAGTATGGGTAACGCAAGTTTTCAATCACCCCTCGCCTCACGGCGAAGAATCCCATCCCGTTATACGCCACCTTGATGTATTGTTCTTTTTCATCCTTCAAATCATCCGGGGTCATGAATTTAAAACTCCCGTGTTCCTTGAAGAATTCCTCGTCCCACGTCTTGACGCACGCGAAATGTTGAAGGTCGATCATGCGGTACAGACCGGAGACCACAGGGTACGTCTTCGTGTCCTCGATGATCTGCTCCACCTGCCACGGTTGGAAAAAGATGTCGGAATCGATCGTGAACCATACGTCGTAATCCACCTTCCCATCGAAAGGTTTTTGATTCGCTCCGCGGAGGACGTCCAATCCCAGGGTTTTCATTCGCGAGAATGGTACGTACGAAGAGAATTCATTGATGATGCGTATCTCGTGTCCTTTCTTCGTGAGGTACAGCAGCGTCTCGCTCCAGTGGGTGAGAAAATGCCCACTGAATTCTCTGCCGGGAAAGGCGAAGACGACTTTCATTTTAGTTTGAAAGCGCTAGGTTTTTTTAATTGTGTTATAGTAGTGTCTATCAATGGGTAAAAAATTCGGGAAAAGTGGATCCACAAAAAAAATCCAACAACCTGGGAATTATTACACCTTTGCCGCCGGGTGGTATAAGGGACACGATGTTGAACAAAAATCACGAGATTGTAGCTACAGCGAATCAGAACACTGCGGAGCCACCTTTGAAACGGGGAGAAACAAGCCATGTGGCGGATGCCGAACGCGCATCTATTGTGCAGGGGCGTGCGGTAATAAACTTCATTTCACGGAATCGGCTAAGGGGAATTCATGCCCTGACGCCACTAGAACAAATAAAGCATGGATGGGACAGTTCTTGGCAAAAGATACAGGGGGACAGTCTGGATTCGTGTGCGTGTACAAAAAGGCGGATTATTTCAAGGATGACGTTTTGAGGAATCTGAGCAAAAGTTCACACTGGACGACTTCTGGTCTGAAAGGGGGGCCGAGTAATTACGAACAACTCCTCGTGGGTACACAAAAACCAAACACGAGAAATTACAGTTCAGTGGGTAAGGGGTATTGCGAACAGGTGGACAATTTGGACAAGGTGATCCATCACAACGGCGAGACGTGTTACAGATACCTCTCGAGAAAGGTGAGCACCGTGGCTGCCAAGCAGAAATCGGCCGATTACTGCAAAAAGAAACTGTCGGCA